AGCCAAGCTTCTGAAGAAAGACCACTAAATGCGCATGGACGCTTTCTCTGCGTTGTTCGCAGTCTCCGCTCTGCTACTAGCCTCGGTGACCGCTAAGCAAGCTGCGGAGATTCGCGCGTTGCGCAACGAGATTCAGCAGCTTAAGCGAGAACTGGAACGCCACCAGCGCGCGTTTGAGTTGCTGGAGCAGGCGATGGAATCTTTCAGAGCGAAGTAGTATGTCGCTGACGTGGACGAATGAGCGCGTCAAGCTGCGCGACCTTAAGCCGTGGGAGCACAACCCGCGTCAGATCACCAAGCGCGCTGCGCAGCGACTGCTAGACTCGTGGCGCGACTACGGTCAGGTGCAGATGATTGTCGTCGGGCCAAACAACGAGGTCTATGACGGTCACCAGCGGTTGAGCGCGCTCAAAGTTGTCTACGGCGACAATTACGAAGTGGAAGTGAGGCGCGCGTCACGCGCGCTGACCGACGACGAGCGACAGCGGCTTACCATTTTGCTTCACGCTGGCGCAACTGGATCATGGAACTGGGACGTTCTCGCGGGCTGGGATGATAGCCAGCTTATGGCGTGGGGGCTCGACGATGAAACGCTGAAAGCCTGGAAGGCGGATGTTAGCGCTCTTCGCGTTCTTCTCGATTTATCGCAGGTGGACGCTCTGCCTGCAGATTCGATAGGCGGCGCAAGCAACCCGCTGATGCTCAAGGCCGATACCGTGTTCTCATCGAGCAATCATCTGGGCATTCCTGACCTTGACCCAGACAAGATCGCTGACATTGACGACGGCATCACAACGTGGTTTGGGCCCGGTACTCCTGCTGCCAGCTCGTATCTCCTCGTCTACCGCAACTCCACTGAGCGAGGTGTTGACTACACGCGCTCAGTGCTGTGCTTCTACACCTACGATGACGTGATCAACGAGGTCTACGACAACGCAGCGGAAGTCATCGAGAAGATTCTGGCTAAGCGATTCCTTGCGTACATCACGCCGAACTTCTCGCTTCGCCCGCGCGACCCTGTCGTGGTGCACATGTGGCAGGTGTACCGCTCAAGGTGGGTTGGTCGGTATCTTCAGTCGCTTGGCCAACTCGTTGTGCCGGATATTGACTGGGTTGACGAGAACTCGTTTGAGTTCAACTTGCTGGGCATCCCAGATAGGCCGCGATGCGTTGCGATACAGATGCAATCGCGCATCGCGGACAAGCTTGATCTGCAGCGCAGAGAATCCGCGCTTCGGTTGATCGCCGAAAGGCTGAATCCGCAGAAGGTCATCTGCTACGGCGGAGACGCTTACTGGCGCGAGCGCGCGAGTGCGTATTTTGGCCGCGTCGTGTTTTGTGCGACAATCGCAGAGTCGCGCAGAGCTTGGCGCGCGCAAACCAAGACAAGATGAGGTGATGAGATGAAAGAGATACTTGCCAAAAGCGGGAGCTCGAAGAACAGCAAAAAAGGAAAGGGTGGCCGCGGAAACAAGCGCTCGGGCCGGCGGCGGTAGCACGAACCGCGGACGGTTTGTGAAAGGAGACCCGCGCATCAACCGCAAGGGCCGCCCGCGCACCTTTGACCAGCTGCGCCGACTCGCGCTGTCTCTGCTCAACGAACCGGTGAAAGGCCCAGACGGGCAACCGCTTGTCATTGACGACCACATAGTTACAAGAGTTGAGCTGATTCTGCGTGGCGCGATGAACAATCCGCGTTTTGCGCAGTGGATACTTGAGGTCGCTTACGGCAAAGTACCTGACCGGGTGGAAGTGAGCGGGCGCGACGGCGCGCCGCTCAAGGTGCAGGCGTATGACTACTACGCTGCTGCTGCCGCGATTGCGGCACGACCAGACGGCGATAGCCCTGAGTCCAGCGTGGACTAAGGTTGTTTGCACCGGCCGGAGATGGGGCAAAACCGTCATGACCGGCAGCCTTGCGCTGTCATGCGCAGCTCATGGCGGCGCAGTCGCGTGGGTTGCGCCGACCTATCGTAACTCGCGCCCGTTGTGGCGACTTGCGGAGCGAATGACCGCACCGGTCGCAGACCGCTTGCGCATCCGACGTGCTGAGCGAACCATCGAGTTTCCAAGCGGTGGTTCGCTGAGCGTTTATTCTGCTGACTCACCAGACTCAATCCGCGGCGAAGCGTTCGACTTGGTCGTTGTTGACGAGGCTGCGCTGATGGATGAGCGCGTCTGGTACGACGTGCTCATGCCGACGCTGGCTGACCGCCGAGGGCGCGCGATGCTCATCAGCACGCCGCGCGGCCGCAACTGGTTCTGGCACGAGTACGAGCGCTGTAAGCAAGAGAATGCAGCGTGGCGCGCGCCGAGCACTGATAACCCATTGCCGAGCATTCACGAGGCAGCGGAGCGAGCGCGCCAGCTCGTGAGTGATCGCACCTACCGGCAAGAGTGGCTTGCTGAGTTCGTGGACGAGGCCGGCGGCGTGTTCAGGGGCGTTCGCGCGTGTGTGCGCGCCGTCGAACCGCGCGGCCCGTTCGCCTTAGGAGTGGACATCGGGCGCGACGAGGACTACACCGCGGTTGCTGTGTTTGACATCAGCCAGTCAGTTGTCTTGAAGGTCGAGCGCTGGCGACACGAGGATTACACGCGCACCGTCCAGCGCATCGCGCAGATTGCGCGCGAATACCAGACCGTAGAGGTCGTCGTGGAACAAAACGCTGCCGGCGCTCCGGTGGTGGACTACCTGAATGCGCAGAACGTCCCCGTGCTGGGCGTGACAACCACAGCAAGCACGAAGCGCGCAATCATTGAGCGGTTGGCATGGGCGATTGAGCGCGGTGAGATTGCGCTGCCAGATGACGATTACGTTCTCACAGAGCTTGAGCAGTTCTCGCAGCGACGACGAAAGGACGGCACGTACGAGTACTCCGCGCCTGCTGGGATGCACGATGACTGCGTGATGGCCATCGCGTGGGTGTATTCGCGAGCCGCCGGCAGAAGCAGCGCGATTGCCGAAGCGATATGGTGACCATCAAGACGGCATACGGAGCAACGAAGGCGATTGACGCTTTGGGCTACGTGACACGCCCATATGCACAATCGCTGCATGCCTACGTCATGCGCTGCATCACCCTGCGCGCGAATGCCGTCGCGTCTCTTTCTTTCCTGCGTGGTGAAGAGCAAGCGCCGTTCCCTGCGCGCTTGTACTACCTTTGCGAAGCGTCACTGTGCGTCGCCGGCGCGTTCTGGGTTGAACGCGCGACCATGCGCGTGCTCAACCCAACCGCGATGCGAGTGGAAGGAGATGCTGCAAGAGGAATCACCGCTCACGCCTGGCAGAGCGGCCAGTTCACGCGCCGATACCAGCCCGACCAGGTGATCTATGCGCACACCTGGTCGCCGTCGAGCGATATTGGGCCTGGTCTTGCGCCGCTGAAAATAGCCGAGACCAGCGCAGCCACTGCGCTGGCCGCTGAGCAGTTCACGCGCGCCTTCTTCGAGCAGGGCGCGTTGCCACCATTAGTCATCACGCCAGAGGAAGGTGCACTTACAGATGCAGACGCCGAAGCTGTGCGCACGACGTGGCAGCGTCTCACGTCAGGCGTACGCAATGCGTGGCGCGCGCTGGTGCTCAGGCGCAACATGCAAATCAAGCCACTGGACATCCCGGCGCTTGATAAACTCGCCATGTCGCAGGTTGACGAGATGGCGTTAAGGCGCATCAGCGCAGCATTTGGCGTGCCGGTCACGATGCTGACTGATGCCGCGAACTACGCCACCGCCGCTGAGCATCGAATCTCGTTCTGGCGCGACACGGTGTTGCCGGATGCAGAACTCATCGCAGAAGCCCTGGGCTTGACAGTCAACTACGACGACATTGAGGCACTGGCCGAGGACGTAGGCGCGCAGCGCAAGAGCGTGATTGACCTGTACCAAGCTGGCTTGGTGACGCGCGAAGAAGCGCGCCAGATGCTGGGGTTTGAGACAGAGCAGCCGGTTGACATTGCGACGCAATCTGCGCTGCGCGAACTCGACCAGTGGCGACGCAAGAGCGAGGCGCGCAAGACGACGCTTGCTGATTTCTCCCCGCGCGATCTACCGGATTCGTGGGTTCGCGCGATCAAGTCGCTTGCCGAACTTGGCCATCCGCCGTTTGCCTTCGCGCGCTTTGTCGAGGCGAAGGCGCGTCGCGTTGATCCGCCACTCGACCGCGAACGCGAGCAACTCGCTGCGCAGATGCTGCAAGTCCTTGATGACTCAATCTCGCTTGACGATTTGAGCTACGATG